AATAAAAGACGGAGTCATTCAGGATCGGATACTCAGCCTTGTAGAGGTGAGACAAGTCCACGTACTTAGCTTCGAGGACGCGCCCGATCGGATCTTCGCTCTCATTGTGGTGAGTAAGAACCGGCCGTGGGTAAGCATCCATATCTACCCAGGTTGAGGTTCCAGCCATCATCATGTCGGGACGGTAGAACCGCATGTTCCCGTTGACGATTCCAGCGTGTGTGGCTGCGACTCGTACTAGGAGACTGGTAAAGTCTCCACTTGAATCGCAACTGATCAACCGTGTATCTGCCTTCTTGAGATCCAGAGTCAAGAAGTCCCGCATGAACAACCGACCCATGATTAGTTAGTCGGTAGCGGAGTTACTGGTCGCCGAACCAAACTGGGGTTGGCGATTGCCTGGTCCAGTGGAACCCGCTGGGTCGGATTCTTAGTTGGCCACACCGGCAGGTTGGGATTCTGTGGGATTTCCATTGAGCTCCTCGTAGCAGTCCCGACTTAGCTCGCGACCTACGAGGTCGAACAGCGTATCCGGGTCAGTAGTGAGACCGGCAACGTGCTTTAGCCGATCCATCTGCATCCGGGGATATTTAGTATAGAGATCCACGCTGTCTTGAACTTTCTTGGCAAAGAAACTATCGATCGTGCGCCCCGCGAGCTGATTCCACTTCATCAACTGGCCAGATAAAGTCGCTGCTTCGAGCGTGTCGATCAGGTTCGAGTACAGCCCAATGTGTAATGAGGAACTGCGCGCCTTGTGCGGGCCGAGGTTCTTTCCGTGCTGATTTTCAGGACGCATCTTGTTTGCAGTGGCCTTCCTGGTTGGCGTGGTCTTCTTCACCTTGGACGCTTTGCGGCCGCTCTTGCCTTTCTTCCCGCCGCCTTTCTTGGCGCCGGCCGGTCTCGGAGATTCCTTCGCGACTCGGATGGCAACTGCACCCTCAGCCTTTGTTAGACCAACGACATGCTTCTGGAAGTGAGTCTTCTGTTCTTGTTCTTTAGACATTGGCTGTTCGCCAATGCGACTCCGGTACTCGTCATGATCGATGCCGTTGTTCTGATACAACTGCGTCGCATGAGTTTCCGTCTTGATCTGATTATCCAGATCGATCTCGTCGAACGATAATTTAACGTCGGCGACTGCGTTTTGAACGCTCAGCTCGTAAGGGGCTTCGGAGAATAGTTCGCGCAGGATTCCCATCGAGACTTGATCGGCGAATACATCTAGGTCGTACTTGATGGAATCCTTGAGAGCTTGGGAGACATTCTCTGCGGTGCTGCTGCCAACCGTCGCACCTTCTCCCATATCCAGGGCGCTTACGCCGAGGCCAGTGAAGATGCGCTTCTTGTAGTGCTCGAGGATTGGGGCCGGATCAAGAGCCTCGCCTGCCGCACCGACCGCGTTGATATCAACACGTTGGTCAGTTACGAAGATGCCTTCTTTCGGCATGCGCTCGATGATTTGCTTCACCGAGGAGATCTCGCTTATTCCGCCAGGCAGGTATCCAGCAGGTGCATCATCGGTTCCGACTTTCGCATGGAAGAGCGGAAAAAGATGATGAATGAATAGCAGCTCAACATTTTCTTCCAAACGACGCAACGCAAATATGTCGTCGCGCGTCGCAACCAAGCGCGGCGTTCCGAAGATGTGCTCCGGCTTACGGTCCCACTTGAAGTGGACGATGTCTTCAGGAGCGTAGTCATCCCACGGCTTCGTGCTCCAGTTGTAGTAACGGCGCCATTTTGTGATTCTGCCCTTTTCTACCCAGGGGAAAAGCGTGTGTGGCGGAATCATCTGATACGCCGCGATAGGCGCGCGGTTACCGTTGAGCTCGCTTTTCTTTCCGCCGGACTCCCCGGGGGTGTTGGATCTGATCTTTAGAAGGAAGCAGTTCGAGCAGAGTGATAGGCAGGTGAGGATTTCCCTCATGAAGTTTGCCCAAGTCACCCCCATCACATACGAGATCTGGTTGATGCGAGTATCGATGTAGGCCTTGTTCGCATTGCTCTTGCCGGTGAACTTGTACCCATTGCGGAACATAAGGGAAGTGCGGCGGCGTACGGCCTGCTGGACGTAAACCTCTACGTCGTACAGCGTGAACCCCTCGAGCATCTCGTACTCGGGACGGATCGGACCGTAGTGTGCAAAGTAGTTGCCACTCCAGTCAGCTTGCCTCTCGACTTTGGCCAGTGCGCCCGTGGGGACGATGACTGGTTTCCCCTTCTTGCCCCCGTCTGTGGCTTTGATTAGGCGATCTTCCATAGGAAGAATCGCCGGCACCAGGCCGCGCGCGCGGTCCCCAAGCCCATTAGTGGAAGCGCGATACTCGTGTCCATTAAGAGTCAGCACTGGCTTCGCGATCTGCGGAGCAAATCGAGTGACGCTTTGAGGAACACGGTAATTCTTAGGGTCAATGACGCTCTGCAATTGAATCTCCGCCAAATCTTTAGGCAGAACTGCTGGGGAAGTCGTCCGCGCATCTTTAGCCGCGGGAGTCTTGCGATTTTTGGGTGGCACTAGGGGCTCCAATCTTAACGGTGGACAAGTCTGAGGAGGTGACGAGTCCAGCGCCGCCGGCATTGAGGGTCGATTGAACGCTCGGCGGAACAGCGGGGACAGTTGGCGGGGTGACGACTACAGCCCCACTCTGGATCGAATAAGACGATCCCGTGGGTGACGAGAGAGTTGATAGAACTCCGCTGATAGCCTGAAGCGGAGGCTGGCCGGTAATAGCCGTGACGCTGTTATTCACTTGAGAGGAAATCGCAACGGTCAGAGCGATGAGGGATTCCAGCGCCTGAAGGGAACACATGACCTGGAGGTAATCGCTTGAATCATTCGACCGACGATTCATCAACTTGCGCATGGAGTCCTGAAGAAGCTGAAACTTCTTATTGATCCAGCGCATCGCTTGGTCGAGGTGAGCCGACATGGACATCAGCCCTTTTTGACCTTTTCCGAACGCTTTATCCCATTCGTTTTGAGTTTTTGAAGCTGAGGGAGATTTAGCGCCCCCCTTGGCTACGGGCCTCTTTGTGCAGGGGCCGCCCTGCACCATTCCTTTTAGCGGGCCTGTTGCGAGATGTCCCACCAGGTCGCCGAGTGTTTGGACCTGCTGGAGAAGTCCGGAGACCGCGCCGAGTTCGTTCTTGATAGGAGCAATTGCCAAATTGAATGCCCGGTCTAGGAGCATGCACATGCAGGAGACTTCAGATAGCATCCGGACAAACATGAAGTTCGTCATGTCGTGAGCGATGCCTTTTAGGCTGGGGCCATTGGAGCCGCTGCGGAGAATGCTGAAGGCGGTCGAATAACCCGCCATGATTCCACCGATCTCATTCTTTAATGCATTCGCCTGGACAGCCATTGCGGTTGCTTGCGCAGCCGCAGACGATACCTTACCCATCGCTGCGTTTACTTGACTGAGTGGATTCGAACCGGACCCCGAAGACGCTCCCAGTGAGGCGATAAAAACTGGAGGCAAGACCTGCGGGAGGGTAAGTGCAGAAACACTTGGCACTACCGGAAGGGATCTAGATACTTGCGCAAGAAGCGCCGCCGTGATTGCTTCGATGTCTGACTCGATGTGTCCAGGAGTCGTCAGCATCTGAAACATACTGGCGTAACTTGCGCACTGGTTTGTGATGAAGTTGCTGAATAGCGCGGTGACTGAGGGCGACATATCCAGCCCTGAAGGTAAGGTTGAAGTCGTCCCGGCAACGGCAGGGTAAGTCGCCATTCCCTCTTGCATGTTCCGATAGATCGCCTGGTCGCCCTTGAGCGCGCGCAGTCTGGGGGTGAGATTATTTTTGTACCCTAGAGAATCGATCATCACATCTTCAAACGCCGTTGTGGCTGTTATGAGATCAGCAACGGCGTAAGGCGAAGGTTCACGATCGGCGTTATTCCCGAGTGCGATATCCATTTGCATGAGCGAGATTTGGGCATCGAGCATGCTGGCGTACATCTCTACCGAAATTCCGGGAGGAGGCGTGTTCGTGTTGTAGATGCGCCCGATCGCAGCCATCACGTCCGGCGAGATGGATGGATCAAGCTGGATTCCGGACCCGGCGCAGATCGTGAGAATCACCTGCTGGAGATATTCGGAGGTTGCAATCAGCCCATCGAGGCCGGCAGATATTTGCCCAGCAACTGTCGTGGTCACAACCGAACGCAGTAATCGCGCCTCGTCTGCGGAAGGAGCCTGCGTCACCTGCGCGCGCAAGGGCGCGGGGATCGTCAGCGGTTTAGTGAACGCTATTTGAAGCGAATCGAATGACATAAGTTAGGAAGACATCGTCGCGGCAGCAGCCTGCGATCCTTGACTGAGTAGAGTGGAGCTGGTTGCAAACACGGCGCCGAGCATGGGCATTGCTAGGACGGATGGGCCGACTGGGCCTAGGATAGGATCGACAATCATCGTTTGAGCGATCTCGTTATTGAGAAGAACGATTGGCTCGATCGCGGCCATACCGTCCGAAAGAATTGCAGGGTTGCCCTGCGTATAGATCTCGAATTGCTGCAAGGCATCCTTGACTCCGTGAAAGGTCAGAATGCTGTCCTTGAGACTGGAGTCATGTCCGAGAGTCTGAAGGAACGACCACTTCGTCAGTTTGGCGATTGCCGCTACGACGATTGGGGAACCGTACGCATCGAATAAAGGTCCGAGGGCTGCGCTTGCTGCCATTTAGAAACTCCTATTCGGGAAGGAACCCATGCTTTGATTTCGAGATCCGCCGCTGTTTCTGAACGCGGCCGTCCGGGAACCGGGACCTGCTTGACAGGCTCGAGAACCCCCGGTAGGTGCGATCATTGCTCCGCCACGCTGAGCGAATACGACTTTCCAGTTTTCCTCAGTCTTCTTTGGAATGGTGCGGGACGGAATGCCTTTGGCGCTTAGGTTCTGGCGCGCGGCCTCAATCTTGGCCTCGATGCCACCCTCTGAACCAAATCCTGACGCAAAGCCGAGTTCTACCAAACGATCGTGTGCGTTTTCGTCGAAGAACAGGCCATAGTTCAGTTCGACTCCGAGCATCGCGAGCACCCAGGCATCAAGATCGTGGTCGCCTTCGGTCTTCGCTTCGTAGCTGGCGGCAGGTCCATCTGCGCTCCAGGTCTTTACCCTGTAATCGCGCATCTGCATTTCGAGCCGCTCATCGTCCTCCGAGAACTGAACGTACGAGTTCTCAAGGGCGATGGCGCAACCTTCCACCATGAACGGCTTCGTGTTGCGTTCGAGTTCCTTGTCTTCGATCTTTGGAGAATTCGGGTCGCGTTTAGGTACGAGCCGGTTGGTCTTCAGGGTCTCTCGGCTACCGATGAAGTTGGCGCGCATCAATCGCACGTCGTCGTGAGCGAACTCTTTCGGTGGATTCTTTCCCATCTCCCGAAGCAGTTCGTCCTGTGCGAATCCAAAACCTTTGTCGCAATAGATGTAGTCCAGATGCCATATCCGGTTGAGATCGCGGATACGGATAAGGCTGGTCTTGGTGGTCGCGCCATCCTCGTCGATTGTGTCCTTGTAAACGCAGCGCCGAATCTTCGTCATCGGGTCGAATTCGATGACTCGAATTCGAGTTCCTGTCCCTTTGCCGTTCCAGTCACAACCCAGGACGTAGTTGCGTCCTGGGTTGTAAGGGCAATCGTTCCAGTTCATATTCAGGAACTTGAGGCCATTTGAGGAGTAATCCGAGGTGGCGTAGGTGTAGGCCGCGCGCGCGCCGTCGATGGTGAAGCTTTTGAAGGCTCCGGCCTCGAGCTCTCCGAAGAGGGCAAGGTATTCGTGGTTGTAGCGATCGATGGTCTTGGAGTCCCGGCGGAGAGCCATTTCCATCTCTTTGTTCCAGCCTGGCTTCTCGGTGACCGGAATGTAGAACTCTTTGTATTCCGGCATGGCACAGCACATCTGCCAGTACATTGAGCGCGCGCCGGTCGGAGTCGAGCTGCCATGGAATTCAGACTCAGGAAAGCGGCGCAGGAGGGCGGTTACCGCATCGTAATCAGGCTCGGCAAGGAAA